TTTGCGTGTGTAATCAGCATGTCTGCTGTACCCTTTCTTAAGCTCATCAAGAGTAACATCTACATCTTTACCATCTACTTTGATGGTGTATGTATCGGTTTCTTGAGTTTCTTCTTCTTGGGCATCATCATCCAAATCTTCGGCAGTTACTTCCCCTGTAACAGGTTCTTCAACTGCTTCTGTCTCAACTGATTCGGCATTTTCCATTGCCTGTTCAGAAGTATTTTCCTCTACTTCTGTTTGCACTTCTTCAGCAGGGGTTTGCTCTTGTTGAGTCCCCATTAAACTTAAAAGTGCATCCTGTGCAGAACTTACATCCGTTACAGGAATCCCTTTGATTGCCGATGGTTTTTTAGGTATAGCCATTATTTAACCTCCGACTTTCTTTCTTCTTCTAATATTTTTCCGTTTTCTACTGTGTTTATTAGAACTTGTTTAAATTTTAAAGCTGCGATTTGTTGATGATAAAGAGCCTCTCTCTCATCATTCTCTGTCGCTTTGGTTGAAATCCATTTTTGATAGCCCTCATTCAATATTTGATTAAAAGCACTCACTATTAACGGACTTTCCAATAAAGATTGAGCGTCTTGCCCATCTTTTATTTGCTCGTTTTTTGTCGCCATTATTTTCTCCTTAACTGTTTGATTCTATCTGACACTATGTCAGGTATAGTTATTCTCCCAGCGAGATATCCCCTGATTTTATTAACAGGTATTCCTGTTACATGGAATAGCTCATTGATTGAAATTCTGTGTTTCAATAAAAAGTTTTGTAAATCTTTGTTATCCAATGTTAGTTTTTTTTCTGTTTTTAAAATACTTGTAATGTTTTCCAGGCATAGTCATCTCCTAATATTTTTTCTTTTTATATTTATTCTTAAATTTTTCTGCTTTCGTTTTACCCAAAGCACTTATTTCTCGTTTGTTTAGTGCCCGTACTGAAATATTTGCTTCTGAAGCATGCCTAAAAGGGGTGTGTATATCTTTTACAGCTTGATTAGTCAGCCTTTTGGCTACTTTTGCCCCAACTGCTGGCTGGAAATTTATTAGTGCATTTTCGGCATGTCTGAATATAGCTGCAAGTTGGTTTTTATCCCCAGGGGTTAAATCTTTTGCGTTGAGAAATTTATAGTAGTCATTCCTCATTTCTTGTATAAGTTTTTTTATATCAGGGAATTTTTTGCCTTTTGTGCTTTTTAGCATGGTGTTAAATTGGTTTTCCATGCTTTTCACTTTCCCACCAAAAGCAGTTAAAGCTTTTTTTGATGCGTTTACCTGGCCAGTTGCTTCTCTAAAATTAAATAATTTCGGCCCTGGAGCATACTTCGAACCTTTCCTGTGAAACTTCACTATGTCATATGCTGCTTTTCCTATTCTTGGAAGTAGGCTAATAAGCTGCAATGCCATTAGGTGTCTCCTATCGCTACTGGCCTTTTTTGCGTTGCCTCAAGCACCAGTTCCGCTTCTTTTAGCTCGTGTTCTGCAACTTTAATCTCTAATTCTTTTTTCTTAATAGCTAACTCAACAGATGCCTCTCTTTTCTTAAGTTCCAGCTCCTGTGATTTTATTTGTGTATCTATTTGTAGTTCTTGAGCTTGTAGTTGTAGTTTTTGTAATTCTACTTGTGCTTTTTGCTGCTGCACTTTTTCCTCAACGCTTGGTTGTGGCGGAGGTGGTGGTGGCATATTCGCAGGGTTAGATATAAACTCGTCAGGATTTTTATATCCTGCTTGCTCAATATATTCTTTAATTGTGTTGTATATATTTTGAGGAGTAACTAATGTTCCCATGCCTCCAGCTTGGATTAAACTCTGTAAAATTTGCATTATTGACGCTGATGTTTGCATTTTCGTTTGTTGAGAACCCGAACCTATGCCAACATTGACAATACAATTAAGCTTATCTTTCCATCTTGATACATCAATAGGCACAAAATTATTGTTCAAGAAGACTATTTTCTCTCTGTCTTCGTATTTTTGTATCAATTGATATATACATCTAAACAAATTCTTGACGCCTGTCTCTGCAAATATGCGAGCAATCAGCTCAATTCTTTGCATAGCTGACTCTGTAGCTGCTGAAATAGCTCCTGAAGTTACATGTGAAGTCAATACATCGGGGTTGAGACCTTGTGTCATCTTGGAAACGCCACTTCTTTCTTCTCTAACCTGGTCAAGATATTTGACCATTTCAAAAGCGAAAGGCTGCATCTGCGGAGTAGGTAGGGGTGTTACAGCGTTAGGGGCACGCATCCTTACAATTCCACCAGGTCTCGATGTTAATAAATCGTCTAATTCAACTTGCCCTGCCAATACAGCGTATCTAGCATTGTTCGTTAAGTACATGTTATCTAACAAGTTTCTTACAATAGTAGATTTGATAAGCTGTATGTCTTTTACAGTATCTGCTACCGACATTCCGTAAAACTTATGCGGAATAGGAAGCGGGCATATTGCTGAAAATGGGAGATAATCTATCTCAATATTCTCAAGAATAAACTCTCCTCCTTTGGTAATCTTCCTTAATTCAGCTATTCCGTCTCCATCGTAGTCTACTTTACAGTAACATTCTTCAATCCATATCGTTTTATTTGCACCCTCTCTAGGGTCAGGCGGGATATCTGTGTCATCGTAGCCAAATCTAGCTAATCTTTCTTGGTTGTATTCTGCCTGTCCCTCGGTATATGATGGTATTTTAGCCAAAATTTTCTCATCATAGCCCTCTAATATCATATCGGTAACTGTTTTCTTAACTCGATGACAAACAAAAGGAGCTGATTCTAAATCTACGGCTCTTTTGGTGATTAAAAATTCTTCAGGTGGTACTGCTTGTAATTTAACCTGCCCGTTTACCTTGCTTTTTAAAACTGTTACATCGTGAGTGTAAGCCGCTGGAATAACATTGCCATTTGGGTCTTTTTGTTCTTCTTGAATAAGATTTTCTGTATGTTCTTTAACTTCAAAATCATCATTGGTTAAAATTGATTGATATTCAATATCTGTAAGGTTTGTGTAGTATTCTGTTTTGATTTCTGCTTTTTCTTCCCACCAATGCTTGATAATGCCTGTTTTGCTGATTAAAGCGTCTTTAAACGCATCATAGAGGACTTTAAACCCCTCATTTTGCCTGTTAAAGACATAGTTACAGTAGTCGGTGGCTTGTTTTGCCATTTCGACATCTTCAGGGCCTTGTGGCTCAAATTCAGCAACATTGTTATGCGTGGTAAATATACGCATCAATGATGGCATGATGTATTCTACTGTGTCTCTTACATCAGTCGTTACAATTTCTGAACGACCATCAATCTCGTTCCCAAACTTCTCGCCAAGGTAATATTTCATAGAATCCTCTCTTTGTTTAGAGAGTTCACTATTCATGTGCCCTGTGGCTGAATTTAGTTCAGAGCCAAGGTAAGCTATAAGCTCGCTTTCTGTCATTTTCTTTTTTTTCATGATATTAGTCCTTTTCGTTTTTGTTCTTCATATCCAGCTAAAGAAAGCCCTGGTCGTGGGGTCATAGCTGTAATTTGAGGAGCTGCATTGCTCCCTTGTAGGCTGTTTAATAATTGGCTCATCATATAAATCTCTTGAATAGGTAAGTCCCCAAATAACCCAACATCTTCTACAGGAGGTTTCGTTGCAGGGGGTTCGTCTGTAGTCTCAACTGGATTCAGCAATTCGTCATACATTTGTTGTTCGGTGGTTGTTACATTTTCGTACATTTTGTTAATGTCATCTTGGCTGTAATTGTAAGTATTTGTCATTTTGTCTAAATCGTAGTCCACGGAATTCATAAAATATTCGTTAGCTTCTCTATCAAAATCAGTTAAATGAGGTCTTGTATCTAACTCTCCTCTTGTTAAAAAAGCTTTTTCCCCAGGATAAGTTTGATACTTTGTTTCATCGTCTAATATGCCAAAACCAAGCGGGTAGACAGGAGCGTCTAAATAATCCAATCCTTGCCCAATCTTATCAAGTGCCCAAGGAGCACCATAATATGCGGCGGTAGAATATAGAGGGTGTTTAAATGGGTATGTAAGCAATCTACCCCCTAACGATAAAAGTCCTGCAAAGGGCATTATACTACTCCTACTTCAGGCCCTAATGGGCCTTGTTGTTTCCATTTTGATGTTTCTACATCAGCGTGTCTTAAGCTCATTACTGCATAACGAGTAGCTGACATTAAATCGTCTCTTATTTTCACTAATTTACCATCCTTTCTGTGATATAGTCTAAATTCCTCAAACCAATCATACATTGTGTTAAATACTTTAAATCTGCCCTGCTCCATGCGGGTCAGCATGTCCATCAATCCTGCCTCAACTGAATTACCGCCTTTCTTCTCACCTAATGCAGGTGGGTTCTCGAAATGAAACGGCAACATATTGACATAAGCGGTTCTGTATTGCTCTGCCAATGTTATACCTGAACCTTTATCGTGTTGGTAGCCATCGTGTGGCCATGCAATCGGGATAAAGTGGCTGCCCTCTCTTTCGTTGATATGCGATGCGTGATAGTCAGGGGTTTGTTTTTTCATTCTATAACAATCATAGATGTAAACAATATCCTCATCTCTATCCCAGGCTACCCAAACTACTGCTGTAGGGTGGTCGTAGCCAAAATCAAGCCCCGCAATCCTCGGGAAGTGCTCGGGAATGGTGAAAGGTTCAACTGCTAAATTATCTTCTGCAATTGGGAACACCAATCCACTACCTATCATCGGTATGCCTTTAGACCTTAACTCACGCTCATGCGGGGGCAAGGCTTGTAGGATTTGTTCTTTCATATCCTCGGTCAAATGTTCTGCATCTTCCCAGCCTGCCGTAATCAGAGCCTGTGCGGGTCTTAAATCGGTTGTAAAGTTCTGCACCACCTCGGTCATGCCTGATTCAGGGGTAAAGGTCAAATAGACCATTCCTC